AGGAAACAACTACGATGGCCGCAAGAGCACGCAAAACCATTGCGGCGGTACCGGATACGCCGATCAAGCGGGGACCGGGACGGCCGCGAAAGGATGGTTCACCGGCACAACCGCGTAAGCCGGTGCCGCCCAGGCGGGGTACGCTGCGTGAGGCGTCTTATCAGTCAGAACGTGCCATGCTGGTGAAGTGCCGTGACATGGCAGCTGACCAGCTGGACAAGAACCCGGCCGGTGCGGTGTTCGCGGCGGTGATGAAGCAATTCCGCGAATGTGACGCTGCGGTACGGGCTTTCGACGCCCGAAGGGAACGCGAGGCCGACGAGGACGGCGACGAGGACGAGGCCGACGGTTGGGATGAGGAGAAACTGTGATCACCATCATCGTTTTGTTCATTGCAGGGATCGCCATCATCGTCGCCTGTCAGCACTACGTGCGTGAGCCGGTCATGCGTATCATCGGAATCTGTGCTGGTGCAGCATGTGTCGTCATCGCCGCTTACTTTCTTCTCACCGGATTGCTCGGTGGCGTCAGTACTCCACACCTGAACAGTGGATCGCAGTTGATGATGATCGAAAAGCGTTAGGGGGCAACGTCTAATGTGGACGGTGCCTTGGTATCAGGATTTACAACAGTTGAAAGGTGAAATCATGGGTGAAGTTGAGACACGGCTGGGTGCCATCCGCGACAAGCTGGTAGAGGCCAGCGACGAAATCGTCGGTGTGCTAGGGCAATTGCGCCAGCAGGTTGCCGACAACGCGGTGGACCCGGCAACGCTGGACCAGCTAGACCAGCTGGCGGGCGGGCTGGCCGACATTGTGCCCAACACCCCGGCCGAATAAGCGCAGGTCAAGGGCCATGCCCGCAGGAACCAAGAGACTGTCCGAGGTTGCGCGGTATCTCGCGCGGCCGGAAGGCATCGTGGACACCGACTTTCGTCGCGTAGCTCCACGCCTGCGGGCAATGGGTGTCGAGTTTGACGAGTGGCAACGCGGTGCCGGTAAGCTCATGCTGTCCCTAACGAAGGACGGGAAGTACGCGGCAACCATTGGCGGCGTTGGTCTTTCGATCTGTCGCCAGGCGGGCAAGACGTATCTTGTCGGCGGCATTCAGTTCGCGCTGTCCAGCCTGACGCCAAACAGGTTGACACTGTGGACATCTCACCATATGGCCACCACTGGCATGACGTTCGAAGCGTTGGCGGGGTTCGCCGAGAAACCGCTGGTCAAGCCGTTTGTCGACCAGATTTATTACGGGTCCGGTGACGAGGCAATCGTTTTCACGAACAAGTCCAAGATCATGTTCGGTGCCCGGGAGCGCGGGTTCGGCCGAGGAATGTCTGACGTAGACAGCATCGTTTTCGATGAGGGACAGATCCTCACCGACCGCGCCATGGACAACATGCTGGCGTCGATGAACACGGCGTCAAATCCGTTGGCGTTCTTCATGGGAACCCCGCCCCGGCCCGAGGATGCGTCCGAAGTGTGGATGCGTATGCGGCAGGAATGTCTTGACGGCGAAGTGACCGACGCGGTGTGGATCGAATGTGGTGCCGAAGAGGATTGCGACCCCGGCGACCGCAGGCAGTGGTCGATTGCCAATCCCAGCTTCCCGCACCGAACCCCGGTCACCGCCATGAAACGGTTGCAGCGCAAGCTCCAGCCCGACTCGTGGTTGCGTGAAGGTCTCGGAGTGTACCGTAAGCAGGACTTGGCCATCTTTGACCTGCGCAAATGGACGACACAGGCGAAATATGATGCGGCACAACCTGAACGGGTGATCCTCACGGTTGCCGTCTCGCCTGACCGTTCCTGGTCGAGCATCGGCGTGGCCGGTGAATGCGGCGACAAGACGTTGGTGATGTGCTACTCCGCGCGGGGCATGAACTGGGTTGCCTCGAAAGTCGAAGAGCTGCAAAAGGTTCGGCGCATCGACAGGGTGGCGATCATCGGCGGGCAGGCGAAGTCGATTCGCACCGACCTGGCAAAGGCTGGTGTCGAGTACGACGTGATCAGTCAGGTGGATGAGGGGGCGGCGTGTGGTGCGTTTCTACAGGCGCATAAGGATGCAACGGTTGTCCATCTCGGTCAGCCAGAGCTTGATGTTGCGGTGGCCAACGCGCGCACCAGGCGCACGGCGTCGGGCGAGATCGAGATATGGGACGCGGCGAAAACAAGCATCGATATCTCGCCGTTACGCGCATGTGCCGCAGCGTTTTACCTGTGGGGATTGAACACCCCGATAGGCATTTACTGAAAGGTGTTGTGACACAGTGGCTTACTGGGCAAGGCGGCGCAAAAGCGAGGACGCGGGAACCGCTGCGCCACAAGCAGAATCACCGGGCGACCCTGATGGCGTGGAATTCATTGGGGAGCCTGTACTTTCGCGTTCACTGTCGTACCCGATGCCGACACCTTGGAATGGTTGGCCTAGCGAGTGGGGCACCGACTGGAACAGCACGGGGACGGGTCTCAACAAACTGATCGACACGGCCTGGGCGTGCATCGACTTGAACTCAAATGTGTTGTCCACCATGCCAGTTTACCTGTTGCGCGGCGGTGAAGTGTCCCGGCCGAAACAGTGGATGATCAACCCCGACGACACCATCTATACCGGGTGGCCCGAATTCGCCAAGCAGATGTTCTGGGATTACATGCTGGGCGAGGTGTTCATCCTGTCACTGGAAGAGGGCGGGGACAACAGGCCGAGACGTATGCGGGTGATACCACCGTGGGCGGTCAACGTCGAAATGGTGGGCGGCAGAAGGGTTTACAGTCTCGGCAGGGAAGATGTCACTAGTCGTATGCTGCACATCCGTTACCAGTCCACCACTGCCGACGCACACGGGCACGGCCCGTTGGAGGTTGCCAATGCGCGGTGTGTCACGGCCGGTGTGCTGCAACGGTACGCGATGAAACTAGCGGAAACCGGTGGTGTGCCACACTATTGGATCGGCGTCGACAAGTACATGAACCAGTCCGAGGCCGATGAACTGCTCGACATCTGGGTTGCCTCGCGGCAACGGCGTCTCGGTGACCCGGCACTGCTGACCAGCGGTAGTGCGTTGCACTCGTTACAGTCGATGAGCGCGAAAGACATGGCGCTGTTGGAACTGGCACAGTTCAGTGAGTCGAGAATCGCTGTGTTGCTTGGTGTTCCACCGTTCCTGGTTGGGCTGCCCGGACCTGGTGGGTTGACCTACGCGAACGAGGCGCAGCTGTTCGACTTTCACGACCGGTCCTCGCTGGGTCCGAAAGCGGTGCATGTGATGACGGCCCTGTCCAACTGGTCGACCACCCGGCCGCAGACACTTGAACTGAACCGTGACGAGTACTCGCGTCCCAACTTCGCGGAACGTACCGATGCCGAAGTGAAACTTGTTGAGGCAGGCGCGATGTCGATTGACGAGCTACGTATCAGGGAACGGTTCAACGGACCTGCGCCGGGCGCGCTGGTGGGTAATGATCAGGCAACGACAAGTCAGGATACGACAGATCAGGCTGCGGTGGGAAGGAATGGCTATGCCGTACAAGGTAAGTAGAGATGACCGGTGTGGGGTGAGCAAGCCTTTCGGCGTCGTCAAAGAGGGCGACAACGAACTGATGGGTTGCCATGCCACCGAGGGTGACGCGCACGATCAGGTCGAGGCGTTGTACGCCAAAGAACCGATGATGGCGAACAGTGCGAATGAGAAGGTAAGGGCACCAATCGAATTGCGTAGCGCAGTCGTTGACGGCGTCGATCACGAGCAACGCATCATCACCATCTTGGCCGTTCCCTACGAGCAGCCCGGCCCGGTGATGTTTCGTGACGAGGTATGGCAGGAGGTTTTCACGCGGGGTGCGTTCGACGGTCTCGCGTCAATGCCCAACCGTATCAAAGCAAACCGTGACCACGACAAGACCCGGCCTGTCGGTAAGGCGATCAACTTCTGGCCGGATGACCCGAAAGGACTGTTGGCCGAAGTCAAGATATCCAACACCCCGCTAGGCAGCGAGACGTTGCAGCTTGCCAAGGATGGGGTGCTGGATATCAGCGTCGGCTACGCGGCACCGGCCGACCGTGAGCACACGCTGTTCAACCGGCGCATCATGGAGCGTCGAATCCTCAAAGCGTACCTTGATCATATTTCGTTTGTCACCGATCCGGCTTTCGTTGACGCACAAGTGGTGGCAGTGCGCGCCAACGATGTAGTATCTGCACCTGCACCGACCCGGTCTGCGTTCCCGAACTTGGACCGGGCCATCAAGAGTGACGTGCTGGCCAATGTTTCAAAGTACTTGGCCGAGCATAAACGTGGCGAATAGTGTTCGCCCACAACTGAATTAGCGAGAGATTCGCATACGGCGAAAAGCGTTCGCCCATAACGGAATAGCGAGAGATTCGCATCTGAAACATTCAATCAAACCGAAAGGCAATGAGAGACATGGCACTTAACGCTATGGCGAACGATGCGATGATTCGTCGCCATCAGAAAGAACTGGAAGAGCGCAACGCTTACGTGCAGGGCATCATCACCATTGCACAAGAGGCGGGGCGTGACCTCAACGAGACCGAGATGGCCACCATCGGTGACGCGGAAAAGCGTATGCGTGAAATCGATGACCAGTTGGGCATTTTGCACACCACGGCACAAGCCGCCGAGGCTGTCCAGAATCGGATTCGCGTGGTCGACCAGGCCATCACCGATTCTCGTGACAGGGCTGCGGGTAGTTCACTCGAATACCGTAGTGCCGGGGCGTTCGCGCAGGACATGTACATGGCGGCGCTCGGGCACCGGGCACCGAGGCAGCGGCTGGAGATTTTCGAACGCACCGCCGAGCACCAGACCACGGTGGACAGCGAAGGTATTGTTCCCTCGCCGATCATCGGGCCGGTCCTCAATTTCATTGACACGCAACGGCCTATCGTGTCGGCGCTCGGCCCACGTCCGCTGCCCGGTGAATCCTGGTACCGGCCGCACGTCACGCAGCACTCATCGGTTGCCAAGCAGGGGACCACCGGTCTGGCTGCGGCTGAGAAAACGGAACTTGTGAGTCAGCGGTTGAAGATCGAACGGCTTAGTGGTGTGACCAACACCTACGGCGGTTACGTCAACGTGTCCAAGCAGTTCCTCGACTTCTCGGACCCGGCAGGCCAGGGCATGCAGATCGTCATCGATGATCTGGCAGGCCAGTACGCCATCGAAACCGAGGGCGCGGTGTGTGATGCACTGACGGCCGTCGGTACGTCGGCGGTCACCTACGACGATGCTGACCAGGCCAGCCTGTCGGCGGCGATATGGGCTGCTGTGGCAGCGGCTTTCACGGCGGTGCAAGGTATGGGCAACCTGTTCATCGGTATCGCGCCGGATCGTCTCGCCGCGTTCGGTCCACTGTTCGCGCCGTACGGTCCCACCAACTCGTCCGGTCAGGGATTCATGGCGTCCAACTTCGGTCACGGCGTGATGGGTTCTATTTCTGGTGTGCCCGTTCTGATGTCGTCGCAGTTCGCGGCGACCGAGGCGTTCCTGGCATCCACTGCCGCCATCGAAGTCTACGAGCAGCGGGTCGGTGCCCTACAGGTCACCGAGCCTTCGGTCCTGGGTGTGCAGGTTGCCTACGCCGGGTACTTCTCAACGATGACCATTGTGGCCGGTGGCATTGTGCCGCTTGAGATGTCAGGTTCGTAACCCGATGTTTGTCCGCAAAGGGCAGGCTTTGGGTTCCATTCTGGTGGAGGAACTTCCGAAGCCGGAACCGAAGTCGAAGCCGAAGGCACCGGCCAAGCCGAAGCCGGAACCTGCACCGGAACCTGTTGCCA